GTATAGCACTGACCTTGGTTTCAAACCTATGGATAAATTTATCATTTATATCGTATAAGTCGCAGGTTTTATTAGGATTTAAAGTCAAACTATATAGGCCAATTTTGTAGCCATTTTTAGTGGGTACACAAACTGGACTAGTTTCTTGTTGGATTTTACCTAACTCACGAGTAGTCCACTGCTTGATATAATCAGTGGCTTTATTGATTTCGTGTGCAACTACAGGGTTAACTTTTTTAGCGTATTTTTTTCGAGTATGTGATTTGGCCATTTTCATTACGGCGCAACAGGATGTCCTGTGTCGTTAGTTGATTTGCAATTAATTGCTCTCGTTCATCGAGTTTATTTTTTGGTATACTTGGTTCATGTTGAAAGCGGCCAAGTAGATCGGCTTGTTCGTTTGTTATTGCAACTTGTATGTTGCTGAGTAATTCTACTATCTTCATTTTGTTGCTAAGTGTACAACTACACCCAGTACCGCTGTTAGCATTGCTACAAATATAGCAGTACCAATTGTGATTAAAGTTTTATTACTTTCTCCGCCCACTTTTGCCAGGCTGTCTTTGATATCTACAATATGACCCTCTAGCTTATCCATTCGACCATCTAGATTGTTTAGTTTAGTTTCCAAGTTAGAATATCTTTCCGCACATAGCTCAACGTGCGCCTCAAGACTCTTCTTTTCGATATCGGTTGGTGTGGACATACTCGCTTTTTCCTTGTAAGCGATGTTTTTTCTTGAGCCTGTATGTGCCTTGATAATGAGCCTTAATGGTGCCGTAACATCTAGTGTATTTATGCAGGTATGACTTGTTTAAAATAGATGTTTTTAATGGTTCCGTATGGATAAAAGATAGGCAACATAAAACGTGCAGTTTCAGTTAATCCAGTTACTACAGGAACTTGTTCAAAGTCTTGCATTAATCCGCCTAGTGGCTTACCAGGAAGATCATATATACCTTCACTTTCTACAGTCCATTGCCATAACCAGATTTTTTGTTCTCCGGTATAGAAGTCTCCAAACTCGGCAATACCAATGTCAGAAAAAGTTGATTGTACAGGTTCTTGTATGTTTTGTGGTTGTGTACGCAGGCCAATGCATTGTATAACTGTTTCCCAATTACGTTGTTGGTTGCGATCAATCGCATCAGCATCCTGCCCTCGTATTACACCAGTGGCGGTAATGTCTATTAGACTAAACCCTTGATAGAGATGTATATTAGTATTGGACATGATATACATATTTAGTGGCCAACAAAAAAGGCAACATAAAGTTGCCTTTTTGTTTTTAGTTAAACTAACTATTAAGCTAGTTTGAAACCACTAGTGCTAGAAACTGTTACACCACCACCAGAGTAAATGTTGGCAGCTAAACCAATATTACCACCTAGGCCTTGTAAGCGAGTTTGAACAGCCGCTGTAGTTGTGCCGATAGCTTCAACTAAAACGCTGATCTGTGTAGTATCAACTTGATACATAACGATTGTAGAATCGATAGCGATTGAACGTAGAATTGCTTCTACTGGACCGCCTGTACCGCTCTCAGTTGCTGAGAAAGTACCGAAACCAGTAATCTTTAGTGCTGTTGGGTTTTTTGTTAAACCTGTAGCGATAATAGTAGCTAATGTACCATCATATTTTGCATCAACGTTGTTGATACCGTTTGCATCACCTGCATAGCGAGTTTGGATTGCCATTTTTAAATCTCCTTAATTAATTGCGTTTCCGCATACTTTTATTTATACTAAACTTAAAAAAGTTCACTCTTTAGCGAATAAAGCGGCACTAAATGTCCCGCGATTTACTAATTTCACTAATCCTGTTGGGGTATTAAACACAAAACCTTCGCCCTGTGGTTTTCCATTAACAAACTGCTGTATACCTTGAACTTGCCCTTCTAGTTGTTCAACTAGATTTACTTTTAGTGCGTAAACACGGTTCCATATCTCAAATAAGGCTTTTAAGCCATTTTCATTGCGATATAGATAGCCGCCGTAGTTTTCGCCTACTAAAAACTTAAATTGTTTACCGCTAATATTATGCTCTAACCAAGGAACTAATTCTTCGTTAGTTTGTCCTGTAATCTTTTTATTACAATACTTTTGTAGTGCTTGCGTTACTACTCCGGGCAAGCCGGTTAAGAATTTCTCTGCTACACTACCGTATTGATTTACTGCGGTAGTTGCCGCTTTGGTTAATTGCACAGGATCGTTTAACTTAAATTGTATGCCGGCACTAGGAGTTAATATAACTACACTACCACCTTGTTTAAGCCCTTTGCCGTTCCACTGTTGCGGTTTAGCAGAATCATCAGCAAAGTATTGATGTACTACAATGCCACCGACACTACGAGCAATTTCTTGTCCTAATACACTCTTAGCCGGAATGTGATATTCTACTACGTTTGGTTTAAAGACGTACATACCGTTTTGAGGCTTTAGTTGGTCCCACCATAATAAGTCTCCCCAAAAAAAGCCGGGGCTATTGCCAACTGCTTGTTCTAGGCCCTGCCAAATGTTTGCTAACTTTTGATATAGATCTGGACGTAGTTTACCTGAACGTTTTTGACTATCATATTCTTGCCATTTAGCTGGACTATCTGCAAAGTATTTGGCATCAAACATGTATTTGTCTTGTACTGTAAAGCGACCATCACGCATACGGCCAAATATAAGTGCCGGAAAACCATCCCACTTAACTGTTACGCTACCCGGATTCTTAATAACATATAATAAACTTTGTAGAGCTTGTTGTGCAGACTGTGCGCCATCAAAGATGCTGTCCTCCGGATGAGGTTGAGCGCCAGTACGTGCTTCTACTAGAATGTTATCAATAAAATCTAATCTCACAGGTTGTGTCCTAACTTACGGAACCAAGCGGCTGTGCCTGCCTGCGGTGCTTCTTCTGGAAGTGTTAACATGCCTTTAGCTACGTCTTGACGAGCTTGTGCTAACTTACCTTCTTTGTCTGGATCATTGGCTAACGCCGCTATAACAGTTGCGGCAGAGTTTAAGTCTGCCGCATGTGCGCCTGGGTGTAATAATATTTTAGCGGCTTGTTCGCGATTGTCAGCAACAACTTCATTGTTGTCACGACGCATAACTGTGCCACCAAATGCATCTACTTTGAGTCCAAGAAACTTGGCAATACTGTTTAATAAAATGTATAAGTGGTTAGCTTTAAATTTAGGATCATCGTACATACCACGTGGACCATGTTGATGCCAGTCAGCTACACGCTTTGCGTCAGGGATAATCATTAAATCTACTTGTGCATATAATGTCTTGCCATCGGCTAGTTTATACGGAACATCTACGTGAACGTTACGGCCCATTACTCGGACAGCGTAACCTTTTGCTTGAAAGTATTGTGCTAGTGCTTGCTTAGCCGACTTTTCGTCTTCTGCACCAAAGTTTTTAATAGTTGCTTGAGCATCTAAGAACAAGTCGATGTCGCCTGATTGTACTTTGTACCCTGCAGAGCCAATGTCTGCCATTACTCGCTTTTGTAGTGCGCTTGGTAGTTCTCGTTTAACCGTATCAACTACTGCGGCAACATTTTCTTTTGCCACATCGCTAGTATTGTCAAATACGTTGCCGCCTTCATATAGATACATTATTTGCCACCACGTTTTGCTAACAACGCTGTTTTTCGTTGATCGTATGTCCACGCATTACCCGATGCATCTCTTGGATTAGGTTTTACGCCTACAAGTTTTGCCTTTGGTAATAATTGATCAAGTACTTCTATATCTTTTGGTGCTGTTACTTTAGTTCCGCCAACAGAAAAATCTATTGCTGCTTGGCCTTTTGTGTGCCAACTGCCAGTGTATGTTTTAAAATATGTTGAGCCGTTTGGAGCGGTTACTAATAGCACCGATCCTTCTTGTGGGTTCGGTATTTGCGGTTCTTCAGATGGAGTAAATGGTTCATCAGGGCCCGCAGTTGCTGCACGGTACCCTTGATGTATTCTTGCAAGTTCTTTTTCGTGATGGCCCATGTGTGCGTTTCTGTTGCCACCCGATTTTGCCCAATCTGCTTGCTTCTTAGATTGAGCAATACCAGTTAATGCATCATACAAGCCTTCTGTAATATCTTTAATCTTCACTTTTCATTCTCCGTACACCGCGCTTAAATTTCTCTGGCTCTTGGGTTCGGATAGAATTGATCAATCGGCGTTCCAACTCCCCTGCTTGTTCGGCATCGTAGTTTTCACGTATATAGTTGATTAGGTTTATTGCACCCTGGATTACATGGGTGGCACGGCTTTCCACAAGATTCTCACGATCTTTGTGTACTAGTAGCGTGTCTAGTTCATCAAGTATACTACGGGCTCGCTTTTGCAAGGTATGCTCCAGTTTATGTTGTATTTATATGGATTGTACGAGTTCTGGGAAAACTGTACGCCAGTTAGTCCCACGTCTGCTGTCGCAATCATCTAAGAATTTTACTATACTTTTCTGTCGATTTACTGCATTATCCAGGGAAAATATGCCGTTTACCGGCTGTTGCCTATGCTCTATTGCGTCTCCTACCCTGCTAACGGCAAAATTATGCCGTAACCAGGAATTTAAATTGATAAGATTTGCATAGTTTAAAATACCAACACTAGTGTTTACAGCAAACATACAATTTGTTGGGCTATTATCAATATACCATTTTAAATTATCAGTGACTTCAGACCAACGTGCAGGATAACGTTGATATTCAAATCGTTCTTCTATATCATCAATACTAAAGTCTAGTTGTACTAAATGAAACTGTTGCCAAAGCTCTAACAATTCTGCGCTAGGCTTAACTGTGCCATTGGTATTATAGTTTATAGTAACTAGATTTTTGTTAGGCAAGTCTTTTAGAAATACAACATGTTCTTTACTTAATAACGGTTCGCCTCCATTGAAATGTACAAATCGTAATGTTGATAAGTCTAGTGTTGTCCAAAAGCGATTAACTACAGATTGCTTTACTGGTAGTTTAAGTTCTTCTTTCCATGCACTACTATTCTTAGGACCGCAAATAGCACAACGTAAATTACAAATATCTCCAGTCCAGTAATCTAATTTAACTAATTCTACTGTGGTGTTATTATATCCGTTGTTCTCATACCACTCATTTACCCCAATACGTCTACTGGTACCGGTTACTTCAGAATGTCGGCATACTTGGCATGCGGCTGGGAATTCCCCCAACTTCCATGTTTCTCTAACGTCGTTTAGATAATCGTTGTTTTGAAAATCAATTGATTCTGCAGGACGAGTATGGCTAATACAACAAGGCGACACACTTAATGCGTTATTGTAATTAAGAATATTTAAATTTTTAAATGCATCAATGCACTTCATTCTGATTTAGCTTTTAATCCTGCTAGCATTTGTTTAAGTTTAGTACTTTCCACAGTAGATCCCGGGGGCGGTGCTGTATCACGTTCTAAGTTAAATCCTTCTCGAGCCTGTGGCAATGCATTTACTGTAGTTGTAGTTTTAATTTGATTTAAGATACTTGTTGCTGGCTTGTAACCGCCGTTACTTTCCTGTCCTTCTTCGCCTGGATCAGTAATACGCATAGTTTCAATATTGTATTCTAAGTCAATCTTTTGTCCTACGCCTGTACTACTACGTGACTTCATACACTGGATTTGATAACGTCCACGTTCTTTCATTGCACGACTTGTAAAGATACCAAACACGTTATCAGCAGTATTAATCTTAGATATACCACCTGCAATATGACTATGGTCAAATTCAATTTCTTCTACTGCACTACGATTTAACTGCGATGCCGTTACAAATAGCACACCCAGCTCTTGCGATAAGTTACGCAATTCTTCTGCTACATACTTGTCTTTGATAAACTGATCATTAGGATTAACTTTAACTGAAACTGGCATCACCAAGTCCAAGTAGTCACACATCACAAAATCAACTTTGTTGTTTGTTTGTATTTGATATTCTTTAATAAAACTACGAATATCGTTTACGTTACTTTGTGCTGGTAGTGCTTTAATACGATACTTGCCCGATTTTTTGCCCACCATCTTAACTTTAAGTTCAGTGGTATCAATATCCTTACGAATATCTTTTGTACCCATACTGGTCAACATTGCATCTGTACGCAATGCCACAAGTTCTTCAGAGAGTTCTAAACTAATGTACACGCCACTGAGTCCTGCTTGCAACCAACTCAGTGCTATATTCATCATAACTAAAGACTTACCTGATCCGGATCCGCCAGCAAAAATGTTAAGTTCACCGCGACTAAATCCGCCGTACAAGATCTTGTCCATGGTAGGCCAACCTGTTGATACTTGTCCACCTGAGTTAAAGTATTTGTCAATACGAGCATGTGGATCTGCAAAGTAATCTGTGCCCAAGTCTTTGGTTAGACCAATTTGTAC